TGAAGCTGAGCAGAACGGCGGTAACGTATAGTTTCAGAAATATCACCAAAGTATCCTCGTGATCTGATCCGCAATGCACTGAGCGCCTTTGCGGGTCGTCTGTATCTCCACAAGGAGGTCCGCGCCCCGGTAGATCTTGATGGTGACCTTGTCATCCACCCGATCAGCCGCGACTTGAAACGGACCCCCTTCGAATGCGTGATAGCCTTCTTGCATCAGGCTCGGTCGTTCTCGACTTCAACCCAACCGTCCTCGCCGAACGTGAGGCTTTCGAAGTGTGCCTCAGCGCGGACGTTGATGATGTCCTGCACGACCTCGTCGGCGAGCGCCGGGTTCAGACGGACGTCACGCACGCCATCGAGATAGCCGTCGTCATAGCCTTCACTGTAGGTGCCTTCCGCCGCCGCGCAGTCCGCGACGAACTCAGCGCCCAGATCGTAGCCGTTGTCGAACGACGCATCACAGGCGGCCTCAAGGTTCTCCTGGCCGTCCGTCAGTCCCTGCTCGTATCCGTCGACCATGGCCTTATCGATCACGTCCGCTAGCTTCGCGATGATCATGCTGGCCTGCGGGCCGAACAGCAGCTCGGTGGCGCGGTACATAGCTTCAACGTTCACTTCCTGGGTAAACATCAGTCGTCCTTTTCGTTGAGCCAGTTGAGGCCCTTGCTGGTGATGAGCCACGTCTTGGCGAAGCGCTGCGCGCCGACCTTCGTGGTGATGAGTTGGAGGGAAGCCGCCATCGCGATGACGTCGGCCTCCTTTCGTGCCATGTCCGATTTCACGCGGACCTGCTCGCGCCAGATGGCACGCAGCACCTTGTGCAGTCGGTCGATTGCATCAGTGGGTGTCGGCCCAGGTGCGGCCGAACGAATACTCGCTGTCGAGCTTGAGCCTGAAGCCGTACGGCTCGCCGGCTTCTTGCGCGGCTTTGACGATGATGTTGCCGATTTCTTCTTCAAGACCTTCTCGTACGCACAGTTGGATTTCGTCGTGGATGAAGAGGACGAACATGAAGTCCCCGTCCCAGCCGTAGCGGTATCGCCTGCAGCACTCCTCGAACGCGTCAGCGACCCATCGTTTGCAGAGGATGGCGCCCGATGACTGGATCAAGAAGTTGAGTGCGCTGTGGCTGCTCCGTGTCGGGATGCGTCGACCGTCGAGCCCAGGGATGCGCCCCAGCTTCTCGACCTGCTTCGCGATCTTGTTCTGGAGGTCCCCGAAGCCGTCGATGCCGCGAGAGAAGTTCTCACGGATCTTCTTGCCGACCATGCGGATCCTACGATCCCCAGGGACACCTACGCCGAAGAACTCGCGATACAGGGCGTCACCCTCGTCACCACAGGATCTCTGGGCGTTGAGGAGACACTCGTACACGATGTCGCCAGCCATCTTGTCCTGGGCGCCGTAGATCACCGCATAGGCGAACCGTTTGGCTCCGTCTTCTCGGACGATGGTGTGCAGCTGGTTATGCTTGTCGCGGTCCCCAGAGGCGAGCCCCATCGCTTGGACAGTTGCCCAATGGGGATCCCCTTCCAGCACAGTGCGTGCGTACTTGCCCCCGTCGAGGGGATGCAGGTAGTGAGCAAGACCGCGCAGCTCCAATCCCTGCATGTCGGCGCCAAGGAAGCTAAAGCCAGGAGGCGCATAGAACAGTCGTCTGAACTCTGTGCCATAGGGTTTCTTCGCTGATGGGACCTGCGCAAGGTTCGGCAGGAAGTGCGAACACCTCCCCGTCCCCGTGCCACCCGGATTGATCACGCCGTGGATGCGCCCGTCAGTCTGCTGTGACTGGATCAGGGAGTTAGAGGTACCGCAGAGTTGCGACAGTCGCTTCTCCAGCATCATGTACTCACCCAGGCCATCCATCTCGGGATAGCGGGCGACGATGCTCTCTACGGTCTCTTCGTCGATCTGGGGCTTGCCGCCCTCAGTGAGCTTCTCCGGCTTCCAACCCTGGTTGATGAGCACGCGCGCAATGTGGTCGCGGCTCTTGGGGTTGAACTCGACGAGCTTCAGCTTGGTGCAAGGATAGCCCTTGAACCGTTTGACCTTCTTCTGTGTGAAGATGGAGTTGTCTTCGATGTCGAAGGTCTCAATCGTGACATCCTCGATCCACTCGTCGCCCCAGTATCCCTCCTTGGCGTTGGGCCGCTTGGGCACGAAGAGGCTCTTGGTCGGATCAGGGCTGATGGGCTGATACCAGTAGCCGTAGGTTTCCTTAAGCCTCTGCTCCAGTCCGCTCTTCTTCTCCACGAGGTCAGCTTGAAGCGACCCAGCAGCCCTTTCGTCAAAAGGGACGCCGGCCTCCTCAATCGCCGTGCAGACGTCTGCAATGCGGTGCTCTAGTTCGAGCGGGGCCTGAGGGTATTCCTCGGGCCTCAGGTGCTTCCAAAGGACCAGATTGGTGCGGCAATCCTGAAGCATGTACTCAAACATGTCTTCGTTGAACTCGCCCCACACGTAGTCCGCAATCTCCCGCGGATCCACGATGCCCTTGGCTCGCGCCTCCTCCTCACGGACCTCCGCGTAGTCACCCTTCTGCTCGCCCAGGCGATAGCCCCAGGCCTTCATGGAGTGCTTGCCGCGCATCTTCTCGGGGAGCTTGCCGGCGTCGATGAGGCCAGTGTCCGTCAGCTTGACGTTGGGGAACATCGTCCGCGCAATGACGAACGTGTCGCTGATCCTGGCGCCAGGGAGAGCCCCGTGGAGCTTGGTGATCAGCCGCTCGTCATGCTTCTGGATGTTGTGGCCGACGCGCTCCTCGGTCTCGCTGAGCAGTGCAATGGCGTCTTTGATCTGGTGAGGTCGAAACCCGAGGACCTCTTCGGTCTTCAGGTCGATAATGCCGACACAGTGCAGTTTGGTAGCATTCGCAACGAAGCCGTTGCTTTCGGTGTCGTAGAGTAGTCGGGACATTAAGCTCCGTTCTGGTAGGTGCCGGGTTTCCAAGCGTCCGCGCTGTTGGCCCAGCGGTCCTCTGCTGCCTTCAGTCTGATCTGCAGGCGCATCACTTCGTCACGCAGGGACATCACGCACGACTGCGCGCTAATGGCTTTCTCGACAGCATCAATGCTGCGACGGGTGCCCCACACTGTGTGTGTGTCCCAGGTGATCCCGCATTGATCTTCACGTCTCATAGCGATGCATCCTCTGTGTCGTCGTGTGGGTCGAACTCGGCCAGATCGGCCGCGCTTGCTGTCTCGTAACAGCCCTTCTCAAGGTTCCACTTGAGCAGGTCCGCTTCGCCCGTCTCGCCCGTGATGCGGCACTTGAGGGACCGCAGCTGCGCGAAGGCTTTCTTCTTGGGGTCTTGCTGATTGCGCTCGGCCGCCAGCACGTTGAAGGACACGCCCTCAATCGCAGAGGAGCCACGGATGTCCCTGAGGGAGATCTGGGCGCCCTCATTGAAGTCCTTGCCCATCTGTCGCTTCAGATGCGAGACCGCGTACACGCCAACGCCAGTCTCCTGGGTGAACGAGCCGAGGCCCGTCATGAGCACGTCGATGTCCTTGCGCTCGTCGTTAGAGGCTAGGCCCGAGACCGACATGCTGATGTGATCGAGCACAATGCGCCGGCACCCACTTGCCGCCATGAAGCGCATCATGGTGAGCAGGCGGTCGCTCTCGACAGAACCGAAGTGGTCGTAGAACATCATGTTGCCGCGCACGACTGCCGCCAGGGACGCTTCCCACTGCTCGTCAGTCAATGCGTCAGGCTCGGACACCAGCTGGCGCAGAGGCTTCTCACGGTGCAGGCCGATGTAGGCCTTCACGGTCGTGTCGTTGTCTTCCTCAAGGAAGATGTTGCCGATCTTGAAGCCGTGCTCCATCCGAACGTGGTAGGCGATGTTGCGCGCGATGGTGCTCTTGCCAATACCGGAGCCCGCGATGATGGTCGTCACCTCGCCGTCACGGTCTCCCGCCCACATCTCGTTGAGCTTGGGGAACGGCAGGGTCACCCCCTGCTTCCTCTTCTGCTTCATGCGCGTCACGGAGAAGTCGGAGCCGTCACGGATCCCATCGGGCCTGTAGGGCGTGCTGTCCCAGAAGGCGCGCACGAGCACCGCGGGGCCCATGGTCTTGTCCATGAGGACCGCGTTGGCGTCCTTCTTCGGCAGGGTCATGATCTTGACCTTGCCCACGGGGAGCGTCTCACAGGCGACCTTGAGGGCCTCCTGTCCGGGCGCGTCATTGTCGAAGCACAGGATGATGCTGTCGAAGCGGCAGAGCTTCTCGTAGTCCGCCAGGATGGCCTTCTTGGCCGTTGAGGCGCCGTTGGGAAGGCTTCCGGTGGGCCACTTGTTATCGAAGGCCTGCGAGATCGACATGCGGTCCAGCTCGCCCTCGGTGATCACCACGGACTTGCCCTTGGCAGGCCAGGACCACGAGCCGATGATGCCGGCGTACTTGCTACCGCCAACCCACGCGAACTGCTTGTCCTTGTCGCGGGTCTTCTGGTCGATCAGCCGGCCGTTGTCGTCCTTGATCAGCTGGATGTGGACCTTCTTGCCACTGTCCGTCTCGCCGATCTGGTAGTCGCACTTCTTGCAGGTCTCTTCCGAAATGCCGCGGGCCGTCAGATCGGCGTAGTGTCCCTTAATCGGGACGAAGCTCTTCTTCGGCTTCTCTGCGAAGTCGTCGTCTGGTGCGTGCACCTTACCTGCTTGGCTGAAGTTCTTCGGATCGTTACAGCTGAAGCACCAGCTCCCGCTGCCGTCGGCATATGTCGCAAAAGCGTCAGAGGACGTGCCGCATGGGCACGCCCCCTTAGTGCAGGAAGACATCAGGCCAAAACGTAACGCACGTACCGCACGCCACCATCATCCACGGGGCGCTCGGTGATGATGTCGTATCCGGCCAGCTTCAGTCGGTAGATGCAGTCGGGCAGGTTCACGATGTCATAGACCTTGTCGGCCTTGAGACGCGTGATGTCGCCGTGCTTCTCAAGATGCGCGAGCACCTTGCGGGCCTGGGGCGGCAGCGTCAGATCAGTGGAGAGCGACGGGGCACCAATGGTGAGCGTGTCGTACATGTCGTTACTTCCTCTTTTTGGATTGCTTCAGGTAGGCTTTGATCTCTTCAGCCCAGGCATCCGGCATGGTTTTCTCGGCCCACTGAAAACCGTGGTCCGTGGCCCATTTTCCGTAGCTGGTCTTGCTCTTCGGGTAGATCGGGGTTGCTGCGCGTGAGAAGATGAAGCGAATGTCCAGCTCGGGATGTTGTTCCTTGAGCAGGATGAACTTCTGTCTCTCCTTGACCGCTGCGTCCTTGGTGCCGACCATCCGTCGACCACCGAAGCCCTCGTAGTTGCCGCCGAAGCGGCCCTTGGGCTCGATGATGATCGGACAGCCTTCGAACGAGAAGTCTGGGAGGTATCGGGCCTCGCGCGCAGGCACGGTGTAGTGAACGTGGCGGCTTTCGTAGCCAAACTCCACACCGGCTGCGGCGAGCTTCTCCGCGACATCCTTTTCGAGCTTTGAGCGATACTCAGGCTCGATTGTGAGTGCGGGCTTAGACATCCTCAGAAAGGAATATCATCGTCCAAGTCGGTGCTGGTCTTCGGCGCCTCAGTGTCTTCACCGTCATCACCGTCGTCCTCGTAGGAGAAGCCTTCCTCCTCTTGGACGTTGAAGCCCTTCTTCTTCAGCTCGATGATCTGCACAAAGTTCATGTACAGATTGAAGCCGCCACCGAAGCCCTCGTAATACGAGAGGTTGACGTCGACCTTAGCGATGGTGCCACCACCGACCTCGACCTTGGCGCGCGGGATCTCTTTGCCCTTCGCGTCGAGGAGAGCCGGGGGGTACTTCTCGCCCGAGGCGACCTTGAGCGTCAGCTCGCCGGTCTTCTTGTCCTTGTACCAGGGCAGCTTGGCCTCGGGGTGTCCCAGCTCCTTGGCGCCCTTGCGCAACCACGCGTCCACCTTGCGGTGCGCCTCGTCGTCGAACTTGATGCGGGTCTTGAACGTGCGCTTGCCCTTGAAGTCATCCGGCTTGTTGAGCTTCGGGAAGACAAGGGTGCCTTTCGGCAGAGTAGCGTTAATCTTCTTGGTCATTGAAAAGCGTGTGGTCTCAAATGCTAGAGAGAATGACGACGAGCACCGTTAGGATGCCGCCGATCAGGAGAATGGTGTCGGCCGACACTTAGATGCCAGAGGCGGCGCGGAATGACTTGACTATGGTGCCGAGCCACGCGCCGTAGCCCTCCGGCCAGAAGAACGCGTAGACGACGAACAGCAGGCCGCCTGTGAACGGGATGACGTTCAGGCGTGCCGGTACGTTCACTCTCTTGGCCATCAGGAGACCAGCGCCTTGATCTGGCCGGCGACCTTGGTGGCCTTCTCGGACGCAGCGAACGCAACGTCAGCCTGCTGCTCGACCGCGATAGAGATTTGGGTCAAGGCGTGGGCTTCCTTGGCCTTGGCTTCTGCCGCGGCTTCGAGCTTGGTTATGGTGCTCGTGAAGTTGGCGATGAGGGCCTCGACGTCGTGGACAACAGTCTGCTCGACGTTGACGAGGTAGTTCCAGATTTTGGAGAACATCAGTCGTTGGCTCCTAGGCCGTAAATCGGGACACGCAGGTGCCCCAGGTTGATTGCAGGTCACCGCCAGTGCAGATCTTCAGCGGCTTCTTCTTGGTCCCGTGGGGCACGTGGAAACCTCGGGGATAGTAGATGGTGCAGGACGGGCCTGCGTTGGCCACAGCAGGGCCAAATGAAACGAGGGCCACCAGGGCCCCCGTCAGCAGCAGTCGCTTCATTGGTCTCAGTCGAGGATCGAGGCGTCGAGCTGGTAGTCGCCGGCGATGTACCGCATCTTCGTCTTCCACGCGTCGATGCCGTGAAGTCGCAGATCGTCATCGTGAGCACTCTGCATCTCACGCACGAGCCACTTGTCGAAGGGGTCGATGCCCATAGCCTGCACGACGCTTTCGCTGCTGGCAGGCTTGTGCTCCAGCGCATCGCTGTACTTCTCGTCCGGGATCAGATGGCCGGCAGCGCACTTGGTGCCACTCGGACCACGGTAGAGGCATCTGCCATCCGGCGAAGCGGAGGCGACGCCCTGCGCGAGAAGCTTGGTGGCGACGGTGTTGAAGATTTCTTGACGGCTCAGCATTGGTCGATCCTATTCTGCAAGGCACCCCAGGGCGCCGATAAGGAGGATCGCCGCCATGTAGGCGACGAAGATGTGCTCGAACATCAGCTCTCGCGATACGCCTTCACGAACTGCTTGGTGAAGTCGCGACGCTGGTCCTTGTTCATGGCGTACAGGTCGAACTCCACGGGGTTACCCTGGCCGTCATTGACGTTCACGGTGAACTTGCTGGCACCCATGTGGATGGTGGCTCGGTTTTTCATCTTCACTTGGACAGCTCCTTGAGGATTGCGATGGCGAGCTTGCGCCCGTTCTTGTGCGAGAGGCCGAAGACCTTTCCGTCGAGCATGACCACGAAGCGGTAGTCGCTGTGGGCATCCTTCGGGGTGCTGCGGTAGCTGTCGATGATCAGCTGCGCATCCTCGTTGTCCGTGGCATTGAGCTGGCCCATGGCCCCGGCTGCAATTTTCCTGAACTTCACTTCAGCTTCCCTTCGATGTAACGGATCTGCGTGTTGAGAGCGAAGGCGAGAGCATCTGCTTCGCCAAGCCTCAGTTCGGTGGCGACCACGGTGGGGACCGTGCGGACCACGTCGTAGCCTCGGCCCCCGCCCTTGTTGTTGGGGACGACGGTGTACGGACCTTCCATCAGAGCCCCCGCAGGAAGTCAGCGATGCGGATGTGCCGCACGTAGGTCTCGTAGTCCCGCTTCCGGTAGGCTTTGAGCGCCATCGTTGCGTGCCAGTCAGCGGTGTTCAGTGCGGTGGTCATGCGGACTTCCTGCTATGATTGAGCCAATCAGCGGTCTGCTGGGCGATTGCGGTGGGCATCTCGTGCTCGGAGATGATGCGGTCCCCTAAAACGACAACAGACCCGCGAGGGGTCTGCTTGGTCGAGTAGAGGTGGTCGGTGTGCCACTGGTGCTGTGGCTCGGGCAGAGGGTCACCCACGTAGTAGAGGTAGGAGGGCATCAGTCCTCCAGCTCGGTACCTGGGATCAGCCACTGTGACTTGACGTACCAGACCGGGTACACATCGTCGGTGCCGTAGTGGGTGTACTGCTGCGCGTAGGTCACGTAGTCGCCATCGGGCTCGTTGAGGATGAACGTCCTGAACATCAGTGCCTCCACTCGATCTGCTGGCGGATACGCTGCTCCAGCTCGGCCGTGTCGACACCACGGGCCTCAAGGACCGCGCGGGCCTGCTCGGGGATCGGCACGCCATTGAGGACAGCCGCACGGAAGACGCGGTCGGGAGACGAATGCTTCGCTTGGTATTCCATGGGATGTCCCTTCAGGGTTGATAGGCTTGGATGGCTTGCACGTAGCCGCGGCGCTTCTCTTTAAGGTCGCGGTACTGGCTGATGAGTGTGCTGTTGATGCGGAGCACGGGGCCCTTCACTAGCTCCCGTAGCTCCTTGTCGATGCGCGTGGCCTCCAGCATGAAGTCGTTGACCGTCATGCGGATGGCCACTTCACAGCACCCCGCGGATCGCGAAGCGCTTCTTGCCGACCCACTTCCAGCCCTTGGTAGCGTGCAGGTACCGCACGCCAACATCGGGGACCACCTTGAACTCGACGGCGGCTTGGGGGATCAGAGCATTCCACACGCGCTCGTTATGCGAGAGCGAGCGGACAGTGTCGTAATCAGGCAAACGCATATTTCGCACGTAGGATCTCCGTGATGTCCAGTTCGCCCTTCTTGGGCGGCCCGTCGTTGAAACCATGCTTCTGCAGCTCATTCTGCAGACGCTCTTGACCTGCGGGCGTGAGGTCGGCCTTCGCGCTCTCGTAGAGTTCGGTGAGCACGTCGTGGTCTTCGTACATCCGCTTGAGTGTCTCGCGGATGATCTCGATGAACCGAGGCGCGTCACATGCCAGACAACCAAAGCTGTCGTGCACGGTGGCGATGTCGGTGATGCCTTCGTCGATGGCGTTGCCCACGCTCAAGAGGAGGTGGGACGCGTCCATGGAGTGCGTCAGGTTTGCGGCAACGCCGGCCGCCGCCTTATCCTTCGCAATCGGCTTCTCGTAGCCAGTCGCAACGGTGATACGCGTGCGCACCTTGACGCCCCTGTCGTAGCAGAACAGCGCTACCTGCTCGGTGGTGCTCTCGTGGTAGCGGTTGATGCACGTCACACCAGCAGGCGTGACCCACTGCAGCGGCTTGCCCTCGTGAGCCAGGGTCTTCGCAAGGATCTGCATGAACTCCATCGCCTGGGCGGGGAGCTTCACGACAGTCTTGATCGCCTGGAGTACACGCTTGGCCAGATAGCGAGAGGCAAGGCGCCACTCGTCATCGTCGTCGCCGAACGGATGCGCTTCGATCTCCTTCTTGAGCAGCTTCAGCTCAAGCGGGGCCATCGTGTCCTCGAAATGCTGCTCGGACATGCCGAACTCTTTCGAGGCGTAGCTGAAGGTCATCACGTTGCGCTTCACGAGCTTGCGGTCGACACCGAACGCCAGCGCCAGTTCAGCGAGCTTGCTGAGGGTGGCGTAGGTCTTGCGCTCGGGCTTGTCGTCGTCCGCTTTGCCGAACAACTCCATGTTGCCCTTGTCCGCCTCGATCAGCTCCTTGGCCAGATCGGCCACCACTTGGTAGACGTCGAGCGGCTCCTCGTTGTTCGTGAGGTTGACGAGGCGTCCCTGGGTGTCCCTGGTCATCAGGCAGAGATGCTGAAGCCCGTTGCAACTACCGTCCCAGCCTGTCGGCAAGTGCGAGACGTAGCTCGGACCCACAGTTAGGGCAGACACAAGCTCCCGGCACGCTGCGAGGAACAGGAACGGGTTGTCGGCCTCGGTCCAGCTGATAGTATCGGCAGAAATTGCACTGGTCCCCAGGGGGTCTTCCACAAGCGCCACAAGCCGGCTCAGATTGTCGTCCGTCCATTTCACTCTCTCCTCGAATGACTTCTTGTCGATGCCGACCTTGTTCTCGTCCTTGAACGCGCCGCAGTTGGCCACATGGATCTTGAGCCACTTGATGCCCTCCTCACCGATGGGTTTGCCATTGGCGAACAGGAACAGCGACCGCACACGGTCCTCACGCTGGAAGTTGAACCGGGTGAGAGCATAGGTGCGCGTCCGCCAGTCCCAGTTCATCGGGGTGAACCAACGCTCTACGGGGGCCAGACGCTGCGCCGTCTCGATGTCCTCGACGAACTGCACAGTGTCCGCGGTGTTGGCCCTGTTGGCCTTGTGGAGCCCACGGATCGTCTTGCTGAGCAGCCGGCGCTGCGGGATGCTGAGAGCATTGAACTCCGCATCGGTCTTCCGCTCGGGGATCTCCAGCTGCTCGCGCCTCGGGATCCCATCGACCTTGATGCCACGATTGTAGCAGTCGACCATCAGGTCCAAGATCCACGTGTTGATCGTGAACGGAACCGACTGGAGAGCGTTGAGGCCCTTCAGTGCCGGCGCCATCGCTCCGGTGCGGATGGCGTGCTTGGCCGCGCTCATGACGTCCTTGTGGAACGTGCGGATCAGCTGGGCCCTGTCGAGCGTGCGGTCGTCCTCGGCCACGCGCATCACCAGGGTGTCCCAGGCCTTGGGGGCCTCAGTCCGCGGCTGGTAGACCGGCGACTTGAGCACGGCCTCTTGGACTGCGGACATCGCCATCGACATGCCGTGGTCAGTGATGCGCCACACGCGCTCCTGGGCCTTGCCCCGTATAACCACGGGCTCGTCGAGGATGAACACCTCAGGCATGGTCTCCTGAAGCAGCGTCAGGCCCCACTCGCCAGCATGCACCAGCTCGGTAGCCGACCACTCCTGCATGACGAACTGGTTGCCAGCGGCGTCGCCCTTGGCAGCGAGCTTCTTGGCGGCGTTCATGCGGGCATCCGTCGAGCCGTAGCGCTCCTTCACGGTCTTCTCGACCCTGGCGTGGAGGCTCCGGTTCGTCTTGAGCAGCTGGTTGGCCCACAGCTCGTTGTTGAGCGCGCGGCCGATGCGCTGCGTGACGTCCCTGAGGGTCGCCGTATTGCCAAGGCCCGAAGAGAACAGCCCTGCCTGGAGCACAGCCAAGGCAATCACCTGGGGCTCAAGCTTCAACATCAGTCGCTGGAAGCGGAAGGCAATGGTCTTCGCGTGGGGCTTAGGGCCCTGCAGTCGTGCCTCAACACCCGCAGTGACGATGGCGAGGAAATTGGAGGTGATGGTCATTCCACCGAGGGTCGACCCAAAGCCAGCGTTGGCCTCAGCTCGGTCCTCGCGCTTCTGAAGCTTGTCCATGGAGGACTGAAGCTCAGTGTGGAAACCTTGGGTATCGTTAGGGAGAACACTGGTGTCCATCGTTGGGACGCTCCTTCGCTGTGACTGCGCCTTTGGGCAGAACGTGGTTGGATAAGTTGCTAAGTCCCTGATCACACAACAAAACAACGTCGCCTGGAGGTGTTTTGAGAGGTGGCAGGTATTTGGTCAAAACGAAGGCCGCCGAAGCGGCCCCGTGCAGTCTGTATAGGGAGGTGAATTACATTTACAAGAGGCAGCTAGTTGACAGTCGGTTTTGCAGACCGCTGAATAACCACTCTCCCACGTGGCCCCGCTGCAAGTTGCTGTATCAGCTCACTTTTCCGAATGCAACAACTTCGCCGATGGGTCCCTTTTTGCGCCGGTCCCCCGCATACTCCTCGACTTTTTTCGCAACCATGAGGTGATCCTCAAGATCCGTGTGGTCGTAGATGGCGTTGGCCTCATCGCTCATATGTCCCAGTAATTGCTTGCGCATTTCCTTGGTGATGCCAGCCTTGCGGAGACGCGTATTGCGTGTATGGCGCAGCGAGTGGAGCACGAGGTTTCCAGAGTACCCCGCAGCCTCGCAGGCAGATTTGAAGTGCCTTAACAGCTGCACGCCATCTGGCAGGCTTTTGGTCGCGACTAGAGCCCTGATGTTCTTCGCCAAGTCTGCCGAAAGGATTGCCACACGGCCCCTATTGTTCTTCGTCTGTCCCTTATGCAGCCGCACCACTCCGACAGGAACAACCGTTCCCTCTTCGTCTGGTACCTGTTCGACCGTGATCTGATCGGGCGCCAGCTTGAACAGCAGCTCCCCACGTCGGAACCCGGTCTCCAGCAGGAACTCCACGCACATCGCGTCGACCTCGTGGCCGGCATCGCGCATCAGCCGCAGGATCACCTCGTCCTGGCCGATGTGTAGGATGTCCCGCTCCTTGCGGGTGGACGCCTCGTCGAGGTAGGGCGCCTCAGGGGGCCGCTCGGACATGAGGCCCTCACGGTGCGCGAAGGTCAGCACGGAGTGTGCCGCGGCCAGATAGCGGTTGATGGTGGCCGGCGTCAGCGGCTGCTTCCGGGTCGGCGCGGCCGGGCGCTTCTCCAGGCGGTCCACAATCTTCCCAAGGACCGCCCTGGTGACCTGGGTGACCTCGTGGGTGCCGATCACCGTCACACAGAAGTCCAGGCGCTGCATCAGGCTCCCGTCGCGCCCAGCCTTCCACTTGCCCTTGGGTCCGCCCTTGGCCTTGGCCTTCTCGACCACCTCGGCGAACGTGGGCGCCCCGGTGCTCTGGGTGTTCTCAAGGGTCGGCGGCTCCTCACCTGTCAGCTTGACGTACAGCTCGTAGCCCTCGGCGTCCTTCTTGGTCGTGAAGCGCCTGCGGTAAGTGCGGGGCTTGCGGTAGACCTCGCCGATCCACACGCCAGTCAGCTTGCCGTCTCGCTTCTCAGCGTATGCCATGGGTCAGTGCTCCAATCGTTTGCGGATGTAGGCACCCAGCTCCCAGAGAGCCCACAGTGCCCCCAGGGCCAATGCAGCGTCGTGGTAGTAGTCCATCAGCCCTTGGCCCTCCTTAGGCGCCTCGCGGCCAAGTTCATGTCGTGAGCCAGCTTGCGGCCCTTGGG